GCTGCAACAATGATCGGAATCATAAGTTCCTCAATGAAGTTAATTTCCATGATGATTTTCCTCCTCTCATCCTTTTATTTATTCTAACCGTTTCCGGAAAGAAAGTAAAGCGTGAATTTTATGCTGTACGATGCCAGCGATTTACTACGATATATGGTTGCATATTGTTATGTGCGCCACCGCCACCTGTATTATTGGAAATGTATTGGTCGTCATTTGTAGAAGCGTTTGCTTTTGCTGAAAAAGCGCCTGAGGCAGCACTGGGAATTTTATCTCCTGCCGATGCATAGTGAGCATTAGTAACCACAACCCAATTATTTGGTATATGAGCGTGGCTCGGCATCTCATTTACTGTCAACGTATGTGTTGCTTCTCCGCCTTTAGAACCAATTGTATAACCCGTTCCTGCTGATACATGAACTCTACCAGCTTCTTCAAGTACCCAAGTGCCACCCCATGCTGTGTTTGGGTTGAATAATGTATCCGAGGTCTCATAATACGAACCTATAGGATAGAACAAATCAAATATAGAAGTTAATGTTCCACTATAATTGCTGATGAATACACCGCCTGATACCGATATGTTACCATTGGCATCCTTAAATACACCGTTGCTCACTATCTTTGCGAGCAATTTCTTTACATCTAACAATTCAATCACCTCCTATATAATCACATCACTGTCCCAACCGAGACTAACCAATGCATCATATATCTCTTTGTCTGTGCCGCTTGTCACTGTAGTGTCAATCAAGATATACACATCGTCATCAAATGTGACCTCATAACCTATTTCAAGACCTGTGTCTGGTGCGGCTCTGCCGATACCAACGCCAAGACCACCAGCCTTCCAGTCCATGATGTAGAACGCTCTGGTAAGAATTTCATTCACACTTGTCTTTGCCGTTGAATATGCATTATTGGTAGCAGTTATCTCAATAATGTACTGAGTGTCTCCGTCTATTCTTAATCCATTGGATGCAGATATTAGTGCCGTTGCTGTACCACCTGTACCAGTAGAACTACTGCTGAAAGTAAACGCAGTTGCTGTACCACCTTGTGGGGTTATCTTTCCCGTCAAAGTAGCTGTTCCAGACGCTATACTCCATTGACAGGCGACAAATGCATATTCTCCATATGGATCATCTTCACCCTGTGCGTTACATCGTATAGCTGATACAGATGTAATAACAGGGATGGCATACCATTGTGCATACAGAGTGAGTGCCGCATCGGTCTCATATGCTTGAGTTGGGCTGTAATTCGTTCCGGTACCATCAACCTTTGTGTTCCAACACTTGAATGCATATCCACTGCGAGTAGGAGGCAAAGCATATATATAATAAGTTTCACCAGCGTATTTCTTGCCATTTGACGGCATAGTCCCACCACCATTAGCATTATATGTTATTTCATAAGAGGGTTTGGCTGGGATAGTAACCGACTTGCGGGCAGTAGCCGAAACTTTGCGCTTGTCAACCTCAATGTAATTTTCAACAACTGTATATAAATACTGTGTGGCATCAGAATGAGTGCGAGTACTTTGAAAACTGAAGGTTTTTGATTTAATATTTGTCCAATCTGTGTGTTGTTCAACTGATTTGACACTATCTGTTCTAATTGATACAGTTGTGTCAGTAGATTCAACATGATAACCAATCCCAGCATTAACTGGAAACCAAATTGAACTAATAGCAGAGCCTTTGTGTTGCAAGTATATTGTACCAGAAATAGTGACTGCAGTATCGGTTAAAGATACATTATAGTCGCATCTACATCTGTAGTAATCGTTTCCAGTTGTATAAAAAATCGTTGCCATACTATTCTCCTAACCACTTGATAGACATATTTCCGTTTGCCCTTTTGATAAATGCAAAGTCTCCGTAGCGCACCATCTTTTCAACAAACATCGTCTCAATGTGCATCTCCCAAATTCCATCAGAATTAAGACCGAACCAACACAAATCCATGTTCGGGGTGCTGAACTTTATACGACTTGAAGTAGCCTCAAAATGCATTTCGTTCTTGTTACCGAGAACTATGGTTTCTCCATGAGAGCCTACGACCGTTCCGTCTGGAGCGATTATCTCCATAGCTTCGCCATTAAGTCTCATTCTGTATTTGGAATCGTCACGTTTTAACTCAAGTCCTTCGTTTGTAAGTATCAAATGCGATGAAACATAATTCTGTATGGCTTTATCTATACCGACAAGTTCATACCATCCTTTGGTGCGTGGATTGCCAGACGGATTGTACACAAGTTGATACTCATAGTTTGGTGCAGTTCCGTTTCTTGTAAAATATCTCTTATCGTTCACAACTTCGGTATCATTTGTTTCGGCATATTGTCCGTGCTCTTGTATCATCTCAAGCACGCCAACGATGTTCTCAACGATATCCATCTGCGTAAAGGCTATGTCTGCACTCTGTTGAGCACTATTGGCACTCCTCTGTGCATCATCAGCACTACCCTTTGCTATCAAAGCTTCTGCCTGTGCTTGGTCAGCTGCCTCACTTGCTCTTATTGCATCCTTAACAGCATTTTCTGCAGCAAGCATAGATGCTGAAGACATATCAACAGCTTGATTTGCTCTTGTGTCATCAGTTGGCGGTGAAGTTGCATTGCCTGCAAGCCAAGCATTACCTCCACTCACCCGCACTTGGACAATATCTCCAGCTTGAGCGTTCATTGTAAGTCTCACAGGAGTCTCATCAACTCCTCCAGGAATATGAACCCATGCTATGTTGCCTTCAACTCGCTTGACTTCAGCTTGGGTATCATATGGAGAAGTCTTATTTTTTCCGGACTCGAGGAGAACTTGAGTCAGTTCTTTGACTGCTGCATCAAGTTTTGCATTCATACTTGTACTACCTCCTCCCTTGTATGTGCTCCGTAACCAATTTCAATTGTCTGTGACGTTATGTAAAAGACACCATTAAGACCTTGTGCTGGATAGTTCAACCTAACTAAATCAGATGATATTACATCAGGACGAAATCTGCGTTCATAACTCGCAGCCAAGTAATGGCGTTGTTCTTCCTTCAATCGTCTTTGTGCATACTCAGCCAGAGTTTCATTCTCAGACAAGTCACAATCTCGTTCTTCTCGCCAGACTTCTCGTCCTCTATTTGGTATTGACAGAGGACTGTTTATATTGTCGTCTCGGGCAACCGCTGAGGTGTCCCCAACGATTGCCCTAAACACATTCGGACAAGAATACCAGTCATTGATAGCTTTGAGTTGTGGCTTGATTGAGTCATTTTCTAATGGATCAAATTGAGCTGAAACCTCACGTGCCATACTGCATATGATCACCCTGCCATCCCCCTGCACTCGAAGTCTCCAATTAATTGCTGCGAGAATCTTCTCTGACATTGATAACCTATTCTCATTGTCCTCAGCTATGATATAGCGAGAAAGTGCCGGAGAATCACCAATAATTGTCACGGGTGCAGGTATTGCTTCAGATAACAAAGACTTCACCAATTGCGCACCAGGAATTCCGGTTGGAGCATAATATCCCAAAGGTAGCAACACATCCTGAGCTGCTTTTAACACAGAATAGCATGTAAGAGGTGTTGAGACCAATTTGCCATCAATATCCCTTTCTGGAGCTGCAGCAAGTCCTGTAAATAGTGGAATATGCGCAGCTGAACCTGACTGAAAAGCATCTAACCAAAGTCTAACATATCTTTCTGTAGTTTGCTGGTAGTTTATACAATCTACATCTGCTGAACAACGCAATCCTGAGTCTAAGGTTTTTACAGACCCTCCTGTTATGTTGAAAGTTTCAATGTCTCTCCACGTTTGTGGGTCTACGAAACTGGCATAGTATTTTGCACTGAATCCCTTGTTCCAATCCATCAGCTTGCCTCCTGTGTTTCTTCAGTTTCTGCTTGCCATTGCTCAAGAGTCATACCCTCAAAGCCTTCACTGTCAACTCGTGTAATTGACAAGGAATAATTAACGAGCATTTCTTGATCATCATGAACACGGTCTTCAGAGACTTGAACATCTGCTGCATAGCTGCTACCATCAGCTGTTCTAACATGACAAATTCCTGGATGTTCTGCCAATCTTCTGACAACTTGAAGCATGTCTTGATCTAAGACCGTAATGGCTTGAGTGCTTAATGTGCCTGACCTGCTGACTGCAGGGTTCCAATCTCCTTGAATAGCTCCACCTAAATATTGAGTTTCTTGGAAGTCTTTTGCCCATGTATTGGAATAGTCCGTATTGTAGTAGAACTTGATTTGACGACCTTCAAAGTCAATAATATTCCACTCTTCTGAGTTTTCTATCTGCGTAACACCATCCAATTCTTGGCTGTCTATCATCGCAAATGTGTTATCTTCTGTGATGTAGTCATCATTTGCAGTTCTCAACACAATACGGTGTCCCCCCATATCTCCAAGAGCTGGGTATGGGTCAACATAGGTTGTTCCAAATCTTGCTCCCTTTACAATCAGTTCAGGTTTGTCAATAGACAACCTATATATGTCTGCAACATCAGTATCAAGTGCTCCTTCC